TCGCTGGTACAGCAACTAAGCCTTCTGCTTTCTCATAATTTTTATTTTTTATACGGGAGCTTCGGCTCCCTTTTTTTATTATGGCTTCCACAACTATTGACCTCGATACAGAACTATCCGCAGTAAACTCTATACTGGGAGCTATAGGTCAAGCACCAGTAACATCAATCAATTATGATAACCCAGAAATATCATTTATATACAACTTACTTCGTGATGCTAATGTAGATACACAAGCAGAGGGTTGGCATTTTAACACAGAAAATCATGTAAAATATTCTCCTGACTCAGTTACAGGTAAGATAGCTATTGCTAATGATGTATTACAACTTGACGTATCCCACGGTTGGTCACGTAGAGAGTATGATGTTGTACGTCGTAACGGATACTTATATGATAAGATAGATCATACAGATGATTTTTCTGATATAGAAAGCATAGATCTTGACGTTATTAAACTACAAAACTACGAAGATCTACCAATTATATTTAGACGTTATATTACATATAGAGCATCTAGAATGGCAGCTACACAGCTTGTTGCTAACCCCAATCTAGTTAAGTTAATTGCACAGCAAGAAGCTTTATCTAGAGCAGCACTTATGGAATACGAATGTAATCAGGGTAATCATAGTATGTTTGGGTTCCCAGAAAATACTGTATATCAAACTTATCAACCTTGGAGAAACCTTAGACGATAATGGCAACTATAACACAAACCGTTCCTAACTACTCACTTGGCATATCAGAACAGCCAGATCAGTTAAAATTTCCGGGACAGGTAAAAGACATAAACAACGCTATACCTGATATAACAAAAGGATTATTTAAAAGACCGGGCAGTAAGCGTATAGGTACAAGTTCTCTATCTTCAGTACAAAGTGGCGGTTCGTGGTTTCACTATTACCGTGATGAGACAGAAGGATCTTATGTAGGACAGATAGCAGCTGATGGTCAAGTCAGAGTATGGCGTTGTAGTGATGGTACATTGATGACCACAGCTTATGGCACAGGTGGACAAACAGCTTTAACAAACTATCTAGCTACCAGCACACCAGAAAATTTACAGTTTCTAACTATCAATGATACGACTATTGTAAGTAATAGAGACACAACAAACTCTAACACAGCTGTAGGTACGACAGGTACAACAACAGCTAGACCAGATACTCACTTTGCTTTTGTTGAACTACTCCGAACCGAAAATGGTAGGCAGTACGGTCTTAATATATATAATACAGAAGGTAGTTTAACTACATTAACACGAGCCACACGTATTAAAATACAATCTGATACACTTGATGAGTCAGACGGCACAGGAACATGTCCCGGTATCGGTACACAGGTATTTAGTGTAGACTCAGGTTCTAAGAAAAACTTAATATTTAGACTTAATATTCTTGGACAACAAGGTGTCAGCCCTAACTATTCAGCTTCGGGATCTACTGGAGCAGATGGTGATAACTACAGATGTAGCTACCAACGTGACGCAGTATTACTTCATGGTGGTGAAGGATGGGTTACAGGAGATACAGTTACTGTTACACTAGATACAGCTCAAGGAGGAGCATCTGGTGGTGGTAATGCAACTTATACTATTGTTGTTGAAGAACATGAGTCTACTCAACTCAAAGCTAACTTAGGTCTAGTTAGACCAGAACCTACACCTTTTGATGCTGATACAGCTGTTACTGGTGATACTATAATAGGTGGCATTGTTGCAGATTTACCAACTGGTATCAATTCTCGTGTAATAGGTACTGGTATATACTTATCAAGTGCTAGTGCATTTAACGTAGAAGTTGCAGAAGAAGATCTAATGCGTGTTATGCAAAGTTCTGTAAATGATGTAACTAAATTACCTAACCAGTGTAGACATGGGTATGTTGTCAAAATATCAAACTCTAGAATGTCTGATGAAGATGATTACTATGTAAGATTTGAAGGAGAGAATGATAAAGACGGTAGCGGTTCATGGTCAGAATGTGCAAAACCGGGAATAGTATTAGGCTTTGATGCTGCTACTATGCCTGTAATAATACAACGTACAGCTACTACAACCTTTACTGTAAGTCAATTTACTTATCAAGATAGAACTGTAGGAGACGATCAGACTAACCCATTACCATCTTTTGTTGGTTCAAGAATTAATAAAGTATTATTCTTTCGTAATAGATTAGCATTTCTATCAGGTGAGAACGTCATACTATGTCGACCCGGCACAGTAGGATTACCAGACTTTTTTATAGAAACAGCACTAACAGTTTCAGCCGCTGACCCTATAGATATATCAGCTTCCTCTACATTTCCATCTGAAATCTTTGATGGTATAGAACTTAATACAGGACTTGTAGTATTTAGCACAAACCAACAGTTTTTACTTTCATCAGATGATACAGTTCTTAATCCTGATACAGCTAAATTAAGAAGTATATCTACATTTAATTATAATAAAGATATACCTCCTATTTCATTAGGCACCACTGTAGGTTACATAGATAACTCTAATAAGTTTAGTCGTTTTAATGAAATGGCGAATGTAGCCAGAGAAGGTGAGCCTAATATTGTAGAAGTTAGTAAGGTTGTTCCTACATTACTACCTAAAGATATTGATTTACTAACTAACTCTAGAGAAAACTCTTTAGTATTATATGGTAAGACTGGTTCTAATGTAGTTTTGGGTTATAGATACTTTCAAGTTACAGAAAAACGTACACAAGCTGCATGGTTTAAGTGGACATTTAAGAACAATTTAATATATCATTTTATTATAGATGATGAATATTTCTTTTTAGATGCTGATTATTACTTACAAAGTGTTAAGTTAGTACAATCTGATGACGACCCTAGTCTTACTACAGCAGATGGTACAAATTTTCAACTTCATTTAGATAACCATACAACGGTCAGTGGTGGTGGTTATGACGCTGCAACTAATCTAACTACATTTAGTAATGTTAGTTGGCTGTCCAGTGTTACAGAAGGTACTTCTAATTTAGTAATTATTGATGAAGGTGGTACTCCAGCTCCTACTGATGGACAAGGCAGATATGCTGAGTGCACAGTCTCAGGTACAAGTTTTACTGTACCCGGAAATTGGCAAGGAATCACAGTTACAATAGGTTACTTGTATGAATACAGTGTTAAGATACCTAGAATATATCCTACAACACAACAAGGAGAAGTTGTTAAAGCTGATGTAAACTCATCTCTTATTATACATAGAGTCAAGTTTCACTTTGGTAAAATAGGTACATACGAAACTACTTTAGAACGTGTAGGTAAGTCAGACTATACTGAATTATATGAGTCAACAATTTTAGATGCTTATGATGCCTCAAGAGGACCTTACTTAGAAGAGTATATAGAAACAGTACCAGTATATGAAAGAAATATGAACGTAGATATAACATTAAAATCAAGTCATCCTTCACCAGCTACGCTACGATCTATGTCATGGGAAGGGGACTATTCACCTAGATATTACAAACGTGTCTAATTACATTCACCCAATCACTATCGAGGCTGCTCAGGAAGTAGCCTCTAATCTCCGTCCAGATGACCTTAGAGAGGTCGAAGAGGGTCATGGGATAGATCATACCCACCTACCATTTCTCATGACTCACAACCCATCCTACGTGTATTTCACAGTGCCTGACGGCAAGACTGCTGGCATGGCCGGAGTAGGAGATAAAGGTGATATATGGATGCTCTGCACTCCTGATATACACCGATACCCGATTACATTCGCAAGAGAGGCAAAGCGGTATGTCGATAGCCGTAAGGAGCCCCTCCTCTGGAATATAGTTGATAGTAGAAATAAAGTACATTTAAAATTACTTAAATTTCTAGGCTTCAAGTTCTTACGTAAGTTTGAACATGGACCAAACAATGTACAATTTATAGAATTTTGCCGTGTGCATGGATGCTAACGCTGGAGCTCGTGCTCAAGCTAGAGAAAGAGCTGCTCAGAAAGATGCTGTTTACGCTCAAGAAAAAATAAAGTTTTTTAATAAAGAGACATCTTTTGAAAGATCTCTTGATAGAAACATAATAGGCTTTTCACGTGACTTTAGTGATGCGTATGTTCAAGCCATATATACCCAAGGAAAGGGTAGAAAACAAGAAGAAGATGTAGTTCGTGCTTATTTTAGTGGTAAGAAAACTGATGAAGGTGGACGATCTACACGCTTTGGACTCAAAGATTATCAGACGTTACTTGGTAAACGAGCTGAAGTAGAAAGTATTGTGAGTAACATGTATGGTCGAAACATGGCGTACGCACAAGAACTAGGAAGACGTAAGTTTATGTCAGCTAACGCAGAAGCTAGAGAGAATCTAGGTATACCAGCAGCATATGGTGCTCCTGTTATGTTACCTCCAACCAACCGATTAGGTGGTGCATTAAGTTTAGCACAGACTGCTTTAAGTATTGCTACACCATTCTTACCCGGTGGCAGTATATTTAAGTTAGGAAGTCCTGACAAATTATTTGGTTAAATTATGACATCATCATTCGGAACCGTTATTGGTACACCTCGGGATAAATTACCCGATATAAGCTCAACTAATTACGATAGAGTCACACCCGACCTATCGGAAACAATTAATAAACAGATAGATAATAATATTGCAGATACTAAAAACTTCTTTGCTGAGATGATGAAGATAGCGCAATTACGCTATGATAATCGTGACAATAATCTAAAAGCTTTAGCTGAGTTTTCTACTAAAGCGGGTGAGTTTGCAAGAGTACTAGATACAGGACTGCAAGTTAAAGAAGTCTATCAAAAACGTAGAAAACAAATTGACGGAATACGTGAAGGTATTAACGAAAAAAACAATCTAGACGTTGCAGAAAAAGAAAAAGAAGAGTTTACTGATGGAGCTGCGGCTGAGTTAGTACAGGAAAATACAGTTGAATCTACCGATGTTGCATTTGTAATTACTAAAAAAGATGAAGAGGAAGCTACTATTCAAGGTAAGTATTCACTAGACAATCTTAACTTTGGAGTTATAAATGAGACTATGCTAAAAAATGACGCATATAATATGACGTCACTCGAAGCCGGTAATTTATATGATAAAACTCTAGAAAACTTTGGCATCGCAGTATTTATGGATGCTGAAAAAAATGGTATTAATACAAAAGGTGGAAAGTGGGAACGATATTATATTGAAAAAGTTATACCAAAACTTGAACAAGATAAAGAAAAATGGATGTTGGGCCATGAAACGTATAAAAAACAAATAGTTGTTAATGGTCTAAATGATAAAAAGAAAACAAAAATTAGTGAATACTTAAATGCAGAAGTACCTGATACAGAAGGATTAATCAATTATGTTATAAAAACTAATGGTGGTGCAGCGTCCGGTTTTACAAGAACTGATGCTATACTAGATATAGCTTCTACAATATACAATAGTCTACGAAATCGTGATGGTAGATTTTCTAGACAGGATGCTGAAAAATTCAAAAATGATCTTCAGTTTTTAGATTCTAGTAAAAGTAAACCAAATAAACCTGTTTACACTTCACTTGCAGAATCTAACTTTGGTCCAAAAGGTTCTGTCACAACAACTGCACTTAGCATGCTTGAGCGAGGTATTGATTTTGCAACTGACGATCCTAAAGCTATTGAAAAAGCAAAAATAAATAGATTTATTACTGATGTACTACCTCAGTTTGCAGAAGAAGATGGTAGCTATACAGATGCAAGTAAGTTAGCTATACAAGATGCGTGGATTAAAGAGATTGGGATTAACGTACCTTTTGACCAGTCAATACTGAGTCTTGAAGCTCAGTCTTCAACAGGTAATAGGTATGGCTCTAACTATGGTGCATACTCAGTACCCGGTCAAGCAGATCCATTTCGTGAGGTTTATGAACAACTGGAAGGGGACTTACTATCTCAAGTAAATGATTTAAAATCAAGAGGAGCTAGATATACTAAACTACCTCCATCCAGAAGAGATGAACTTACTTTAGCTTATGCTGATTTTAAAAACTTAATGAATTTATCTGAATCAGGTAATCAAGGTCTTGATTTTCGGCAAAGAATACAAGAAAATTTGAAGACGGTTTCTGATAAGTTACTTAACGGTAAGTACGCTAATAAAATAGTTCCTCCAGACTTTAATACAGGTCAGCCAGAAGATGTAGAAGCTGACGCTAATTATTTCTTACAGGATAAAAGTCGTATAAACAGTGCAGAATTTGCTTCTGCTATTGAAAAAAATAATTTAGAAATATCTAGAGCTGCAATAGAAAGAGGAGATATAGCTGGTGCTTATACACCGTATTGGCGTAATGTATCTAAAAAGATGGGAGACCCCGGTCCTGACTTTTTACTTAAAAGATTACAAGCTACTGGTGGTATGAAAGATGGCTATGTTGTGGATAAAGGTATCTATGACTTAGATAGAGAAGACTTATATGAATTAAATAGAAACCCTAACGCACATACTAGCATTAATATTTTTAATAAAGTTAATAGTAAAGGTAAGAAAAATTCTGAGATAATGCTTAACAGTCTTAGAGTAAAGGATAGAAATGGAGACTTTGTTGCTGATGGTCATTATATTATAGAAACAGCCGGTGCTCGATCAGATATTATAAGAGACAATGGTGATAAACTAACACTTCAACAGTTGATAAATATGAGAGCTACTGATGTCGGTAGATATAAAATACCTAACTCAGTTTTAAAAGAGTTGCTAACATACGGACCACCGGGTAATCCTATTATTGGGGATTTATTAAACAAAGAGTTTGATGAAAATAGTCAAAGTATTGTAGCTTTTCTTGCATGGCATATGCAGTTAGAAAAAATGAATGGTATACGTGGTGTTGGTTTAAATGAAAAACAAGTTAAAACATTATTTCCACATAGTGACTTAACTGTTGAAGAACGAGAACTTGTAGATACATTTATGCCTAACCTTAAAGATCTACCTTATTTTAGTAAACCTCATACTATCATGCAAGATGTCATGAACGTTGTTATGGGTCCTAACGAAGCAGCACAGAACAAAGTATTTGAAGAAAAAATACCTTTTGATAAGTTGCAAGAGTTTACAGCAAGTAAAGGTCTAGGTACAGATATATTACATTATAATCAACTTAATGTAAAGCATCAAAAAGAACTTATTAAGTTTTTAAAATTAAAGAAAAAGAAAACAGACTTTGGGTTTGATCTAGTAGACATAGATTACAAAGAACCTAAAGTTTATAAAAAACGCACTAGAAGATAATGAGCGAAAAGTATAGTATTGAGTTTGACGACAACGACTTGGATTTTCTGGAAAAACAAGCGAACAATGCGGCAGACGAATACAACAAACGTAAATTAGCAGACGAACAGGCAAAGCAGCGAGAAATAGCAGTCGAACAGCAAGCTGAAGACGAATACTTTGACCCACGTAATGCTGATACATGGGGAGCCAAGGCTCTCATAAAAGAAGGACAATCTATCTTATCTGGTGGATTACAAGATACTGCTTCATCATTAGCTACATTCCCAGAACGTACATTTGATGCACTGTCTGGTGAGATGCAAAGACAAAGAGAAGATACAGGGGAGTACAGACCAGACTGGACTCCTTTTGGCTCGTATGATAACCCTATTGAAACAAGAACATGGTGGGGTAAACAGTTACGAGGATTGATACACTTTGGTTCTATGGCAGCCGGTACTATATTAGCTGCAAAAGGAGCAGTAGCTACTGGTTTAGTTACCATACCGGCTAGTTTAACAGCTCTTGCAAGTAGTACAATAGCTAGAGGTGCAGCTATAGGAGCTGTGTCTGATCTTATATCCAAAGAATCAGACGAACAAAACGCATTAGGTGCACTACGTGACCGTTATGGTTGGGTTGATACACCTATAAGTACTAAGGATACTGACCATCCTATTATGATGAAAGTAAAAAACATCGTAGAAGGTATGGGTATAGGTCTATTTTTTGATGGACTAGCTTATGTACTTAAAAAAGGTAGTAAAGAAGCTGTAGATCAGATTACAAAACGTAATACAAGTATCAGGCGACAAACAGTAGAAGCCGGTGTAGCACAGTTACGCAAAGGTGATGCTGAGTTTAGAGCTGATAAAAACGCCGGATTAGGTCAGCCACATCAAGGTGCACACGTATCAGAAGTAGATCCAGAAATTGCACGTGAACAGCTATCTAAAACACGTAAGGACTGGGGATCTGAAGAAGGTTCTACTGGTTCTGTAACTACACCTATGGAACGTGAACGTATAGCACAGCTAGGCGATACAGATGAAGAAACTGTAGAACGTATATTTCGTGGATTAGTCAGCAGTGCAAAGTTTGCAAAAGAACTAGAAGCTGCTAAAGGATCCAGAACTACATTAGTTTCAAAATGGAAAGAAGCTATAGAAGCACACCAACAAATTACACAAGGTAGAAATGCCTCAGAGTTATCAGCCGGTGAGTATTTAAAAGAATTACTGGAAGCTAATCCTGATGTAGTAGATGGTGTAGAAATATGGACATCTAAAAACGTAGTTGTAGCTGATCTTGTATTAGGTACATTAATGAAACAGCTACGTGATACTGGCATAGCCGGTAGAGAAATAGCTGATTTAGTTGATTTACAAGATATAGATGGACCGGCTAAACAGATTGTAGACACTATGCTTACTGCTTTATATGAAACAAAGAAAGCTAGATTTGTAAAATCTGATTCATTCAGAGCACTAGGTGCCGGTAAAAAAAGTAAAATAGCTGTAGAAGATGCTATAAATGCAGAAATGGTAGATGCAAGAGAATCTATTATGTCAGTATTAAAGATAGCAAAAGAAGATGATAGCGACGAGTTACTCAACGCATTGTTTGAAGCATTTTCTATGATGGATAATGTTAATTCACTCGATGACTTTGATAGATGGGCTCGTACAATATTACTTGGCGGTAAAATAGCTGAGTCTGGACCTGATCGTACAGGTACAATGATAAGAGAACTTGAAGGAGTTATGACTCATAGTGTGTTGTCTGGACCTAAAACACCAGTCCGAGCAATTATGGGTACATCTGCTGCAACATTTCTTAGACCTTTAGCTACGGCTTTAGGTTACACAATTAAGGCTCCATTTACTGGGCAAACTGCTGAACTAAGAGCTAGTCTAGCTGCTGTCAATGCAATGATCGAAGCTGTACCAGAATCACTACAGTTATTTAAAACTAAACTTAATGCTTATTGGAAAGGTGATATAAGAACAATTAAAACACGTTTTACTGAATTTTCTGCGGGCGATGATAATTGGGAAATATTACGTCGTTGGGCAGAAGATAGTGGCAGAGCTAACCCCGGAGAAGTAGCAGCATTTCGTGTAGCTAATATGGCAAGGCAAGCTAACAACTCTAATATGTTAACTTACTCAACTAAGATAATGGCTGCAACTGACGATGCTTTTGCATATATTCTTGGTCGTGCTAAGATGCGTGAAAAAGCTATGCGTAACGTATTAGATCAACAAAACAATGGTATACAAACTCCTGTAATTACCAAAGAGTTAATGAAAGCATATGAAGATGACTTCTATGGACAAGTGTTTGACTCTGCCGGTAATATAATAGACGAAGCTACTCAATTTGCACGTAAAGAAGTTACACTTACACAAGACCTTACTGGTTTTGCAAAAGGATTAAACGATGTGTTTTCTGCTACACCATTAGCTAAACCATTCTTTTTGTTTGCTAGAACTGGTGTAAATGGACTTGCTTTAACAGGGAAGTATACACCGGGTTTTAACTTTTTAGTCAAAGAGTTTAATGATATAGCATTTGCTAATCCTAATAATTTAGCTAGTGTAAACAAGTATGGTATTTTTACACCAGAAGAGCTAGCTAACGCAAGAGCTTTACAACAAGGTAGACTAGCGATAGGTTCTGCTGTAGTATTTACAGCTATAAACGCTTGGATGCGTGGTGACCTACATGGTAATGGACCAGTTGACAGACAGAAACGTCAGATGTGGCTTGACAGTAGATGGGAACCTAGAACAATTAAACTAGGTGACGTACGTGTAGGCTATGACAACTTTGAACCATTTAACCTAATTATGTCTACAATCGCTGACATAGGTGACGCAAGTGAACTTATGGGTGAAGAGTGGACAGAAAACGAACTAGGTAAAATATCATTAGTTGTAGCACAGGCTATAACAAGTAAATCATATCTAGCGGGTATACAATCCTTTGTAGATTTATTTGGTGGTAGACGTGGACAGATTGGACGTATTAGTAGTGGACTTATAAATAATGCTGTACCACTAGCCGGTTTACGTAATGATTTAGGTAAATTATTTACTCCTTACATGCGTGAGTTAAACTCAGGTGTGTTTCAAGCTATACGTAACCGTAACGCATACTTTGAAAATCTTACTGGTATTAATCCATTAGCTGAACAGTTACCTATTAAGTATGATATGCTTAATGGTAGACCTATCGACGATTGGGATTTTATGACTCGTGCATATAATGCTGTGAGTCCTATTAGCCTTAATTTAGAACAAACTCCCGGTAGAGCATTTTTATTTAACAGTGGATACGACCTTAGACAGTCTACATATTATGCACCTGACGGTACTAACTTAACTGATGTACCTAGAATTAGATCTGAGTTTCAGAGAGCTATAGGTATACAAAATTTACAACGTCAGTTAGATAAGCTAGCAAAAGATCCTAGAGCTATAGCATCTATGGAAGAGATGTATGCAGATATTAGATCTGGTAGACGTGGAGATTTTAGTCCTAGAGATTACTGGCATAACAGACAAATAGATATATTATTTCAAAGAGCTCGTAGAATAGCTTGGAATACTATGAAAGGATCTTCTGAGATACTTCCAATTATTGAAGAGCAACGTCGTAAAAAACTTGCACAAATTGAAAAGCAAAGGCAAACATCAAACATCCTCAACATTTATAAATAATGGCAACAACATTCGTAGATTACACTGGGGATGGAAATGCAACCAAAGCGTTTTCTTTCCCTTCTTATAAGGTAGAAGATATTAAAGTAGATGTAGATGGTGTCATCAAGACAGTCACCACACACTATAATATAACAAGCTACACAACAACAGGTGGTGGTAATGTTGTCTTTACATCAGGCAACATACCAGCAAGCCCAGCTGCAATACGTATCTTTCGTGATACAGACGTAGACAGTGCTAAGGCAACCTACACAGCAGGGTCATCAGTTAAGGCAGACGATCTTAACAACAACCAAACGCAGTTATTATATGCTGCACAAGAAGAACAAAATCAAACAATACTAGCATCTGATATAAAAGATGGTGCAATAACAAGTGCTAAAATAACAGATGGTACAATAGTTAACGCTGATGTAAATGCGTCAGCTGCAATAGCCGGTACTAAAGTAGCTCCAGATTTTGGTTCTCAGAATATAGCTACAACTGGAACTATCAATAATCTAACAACAACAGAGTTAGCAATATTAGATGGTGCAACTGTAAGTACTGCTGAATTAAACAAGCTAGACGGTGTTACAGCATCAACATCAGAAATAAACATTTTAGACGGTGTTACATCTACAGCTACAGAGCTAAACATTTTAGATGGTGTGACTGCATCTACAGCTGAAATAAACAAGTTAGATGGAGTAACTGCATCTACATCAGAATTAAATATTCTTGACGGCGTAACCGCTACAACTACAGAGTTAAACATTATCGACGGAGTAACTGCTACAACAGCAGAACTTAATTATGTTGATGGTGTAACTTCTAACGTACAAACACAACTTGACGGTAAGCAGTCATTAGATTCTGAGCTAACAGAACTAGCTACAATGGGTAGTGGTACTGCTAGTGCTTTAGCTGATTTAACACAAGCTGAAGTAGAAACTTTGGATGGTGTTACTGCATCCACAGCAGAACTAAACTTATTAGATGGTAAGAGTATAGTTACAACTATTTCTGGAAGTGCAACAGATGTACAACTACCTTCAGCTCAGGCTGTAAATGAAAGAATAGTCGAGCTAGTAACCGAAGTAGGTGGCTTTGTACCGATAGCAAATGAAACAAGTTTTCCTACAACTAATCCAGACGTAAATGATGGTGCTGGAACTATAGTTAGCGTCAAGGCATTAGCAAGTAACTTAGTTTCTAACGGAAGTGGAGTTGCAACTATTGCAAATGGAGCTGGATCTGGAAATACAGTAACTATCAATGGTATGGCTAATAGTGATACTATTGAAGCTGGAAAAGGAATATTAGTAGAAACAACTACAACATTACATACATACACTTTTCATAGAGAAGTTATAGACCCAGCTGGAGTAACTAATGCACAAACTCTTGTTAATGATTTTAATGACAGATA